TCACGGAGCGCATTGAAGTCTAAGGTAGATGCTATCTTAGGTAAGTTCGATTGGTAATTAAACAAAGGAAATGATATGAGTGAATCACTAGGAGTAAGTATGAATCTATTTGCATTGAGCAATGTGGAGTTGCATCCCGATGTATCTAAGAAGTTGGGTCAGGAGTCGATAGGTGACCCACCTACGGATATGTGCAGACTGGTAATGAATCTAGCGATGGCGAATCCATTGTGGCGGTTCGTCGTTACCGATACCCTGAGTGGGCACAAGCCCGTGGGGTTCAGTGTGATTGATAGTGGTGAGACTATTGGCAAGATTGGTAGACAGTATTACCGAGGTGACTTCAAACTATCGCTTACCAACGACCGCATTAGTGATAAGAGAGAACGCACAGAGTCATACCGCACAGGAGATGTGGACAAGGCGGTGCTCATGGCGAAGAAGATGTTCTTTCGTCTCAAGCCCAACGAGCGTATCGACAAGGCGTATGACAAGGCGAAGCAAGTGATGAACAACCAAGCGCACGAGAAAAGTAGAGAGCATCGCTACTCCGAGAGGGATACGCAAAACTCTGCGCAAGAATTCATCATGGGTAGTGGCTTTCACTTGTTCTTAGCGCATGTAAACGGACTACCTGAAGCAGAGAAGAAGCCCATGCTAAAGAAGATGGAGCAGACCAAGAAGTTCAAAGATGACATGTTGACTATTGAATCAATCCGTGAAAGGTTTGGTGATAACAAAGCCGCACTTGTTATCAAGGATGAGGGTAAATACTTGGTAAAGATTGGACAAGATGTGCAACTTTACGATGATAATACGCTCCCCGTAGAGATGCGAGGAAAGCTAGGTATGTTGAAGTTAGTTGAAGCCGAGCACTTTGTATCGGACATAGGGTGTCGTATCAACGACGAAATCTTTGTAGTATTAACAGAAGGGGCATAACAATGTTAGATAACAACCAAACAACAGAAATCTATTCACGAACACTCAGGCGCACGGACTCTTACTTAACAGTAGAGGGCCCGTATAGAGCAGAGAGTGATTTGCCTACCCTAGCAGGGATAGCAGTAATAGTTTGTCTCACAGCCGTGGGGTTATGGAGTTGGCTATGCTAGAAACAATTGCATGGGCGGTAATGCTGATGTGCCTTGGTGGTGCAATCGTAGTGATTGTGGGTGTAGCAATATTTATGTTGGGGAGTGATGATGAAAGACCATGAAATGATTTCTGCGATTACCCTGCGTGATTTCTTTGCTACTCATGCTATGCAAGGGATGTTGTCAGAAAACTCAGGCATCAGATATCCAACTGATGAACTTGTAGATTTTGCTTACAAGGTAGCAGACGCAATGTTAAAAGCGAGGGAAGAATGAGCACCGACCAAGAATACTGGGATGCGTGTCTGATAAAGACATGGCGCAATGATGGATGCTTTTTGGACGCATTGCAAATGTTTAAAAGCATTACGGGGCGTTTAGTGTTTGGTAGAGAAGAACCACTACTGCGCACCCCTCTAGAAGGCGTCCCCCTAAAAATACGAGTGCGTCCGTATGTTGCACAACATTTAGAGAAGATAAGCAGACGACTGTGGGACTACGCACCTGAGCATGACGTAGCCCTACTGAAGAAGTTGCAAACCTCTAAATACACAACAACCGAGCAAGCCACTAATCCTGACAAAGAGATGAACAACGAGAGAAATAGAACCTTGACCAACAGAAAGCGAATGGCTATGAATTCTTTGCAACGCTCAGTTAGAAACCAAGCGACAGATTGGGGAGTGACTAAGGGCGCAGTGAGGATAAGAAGGAGATGAAGTGCCCGACATGCGGTGCATGGACACTAGTAAAGCAAACAACAACATCGCCCACATTTGGGCATATACGAAGGAGAGAATGTGCAAACGAACACAGATTTACAACCAAAGAAGTCGCTATCCCGCAAGAGGAAATCGACGAAGAGAGACGAAACCATCTCGCTAATAATAAAAAACGACTGGAATCCATTCGAGCGAGCCGACCCAAAAGTGTTAGAAAAAATAAAGCGAAAATTTACTAAGAATGATTTTAAGGATGCACTGCTATGACAACAGGAATTGAAGAGTTAAAACCAATAACAAAACGCAAGGGTAGGGGTCTTGGTAAGAAGCCCGCACTCTATTGCACGAGCTTGCGTCTACCAAAGGATGTGATGGATTACTTCAACACAAACTATGCGTATACAAAGCAAGCCAAGATGAGAGAAGTTCTTACTGAATTCGTTAAACAACAAACCAACAGGAGTTAACACATGGCTACAGCCACAAAACCAAACAAGTCACAACAAATCCGTGCCTACATTGCTAAGCACCCGACTGCGAAAGCACGAGAGGTAGCAGACGCACTGAAGCTGATACCGCAGTATGTGCATCAGGTAGTCCACAAAATGAAGGGTGATGCCAAGATACCTACCGCAGTAGATACAGTCACGCAGATAACACCCGAGCGCATGAAAGAGTTAGTGCATCAACACACGAAACCTAAAAAGCGTATGCAGAGTGCTACACCTAGAGACATTGTTTCTACGCATCACACCGACATGGTCAACCATCCTCCGCATTACAAAGCAGGTGGAATAGAGACTATCGACTTCATTGAGGCGAAAGAATTAGGCTATCACCTTGGCAATGTTGTGAAATACATAACACGCGCTGACCACAAGGGCAACAAGTTGGAAGACTTGAAGAAGGCACAGTGGTATCTCAGCCGAGCCATTGAGAAACTGAACTAATCTAAGGGGGTATCGTAAATTGGAGGATGACCTAGCCGATAGATGTGACGGTGTCTTTCTCAAGCAGAGTCCCCCTTGAGATTTCACTCTGCTTGAACCTTTAGCGTGACGGGGGGCACGTAATCTATCAACCCCCCAACCCCCCTAACATTGTTAGGGTATATCCTAGCTACCTATCGGTGGCTTTTTTATTGTCCGTAGTTGACAAAGTCAAATCACTGTGTTAGACTGACCGCTTGAAAACAAATTCGAGGGTTAGATGGCACAAACTCCTGAGGCCAAGGTCAAGGCCAAAATCAAAGCAATCCTTAAAGCACACGGGGCTTACTACGCTATGCCGATTGGCACAGGGTTAGGCAATAGCGGTGTGCCCGACTTCCTTGTGTGTCACAACGGATATTTCTTAGGCGTTGAAGCCAAGGCGGGTAGGGGTGTTCCTACTGCGCTACAAGAAAAGAACCTACGAGAAATCGACAAAGCTGGCGGTTGGACGCTTGTGATTAACGAAGAATCCTTAGAGAACAAGATTCTGGAAGCGATATTAGCAAACATGGGGGAAGAGTCCGAATACGACCCACAACAAATACAACCCCCAATAGGCAAGGACGGCAGATACAAATGAACATCCTCACAATCGACTTTGAAACCTACTACTCTGCCGACCTAGGTTTCGCCAAGCAGACCACTGAGGAGTATGTGCGGGATCAGCGTTTTGAAGTTATCGGTGTTTCAATACAAGTAAACGATGGTGAACCAGCATGGTTTAGCGGAAGCCGTGAGGACATGCACCAGTTCCTAGACCAATTTGATTGGGACAATTCTCTTGCCCTAGCCCACAACGCAATGTTTGATGGGGCAATTTTGAACTGGGTCTACGGCATCAAACCCAAGGGTTGGCTTGACACTCTCTCGATGGGGCGTGCATTGCACGGTACTGAGGTGGGCGGTAGCCTCAAAGTATTAGCTACGCACTACGATGTTGGCATAAAGGGCACAGAGGTAGAGGATGCCAAGGGCCTGCGCCGTGAGGACTTTACTCCTACGCATCTAGCCACTTATGGGGAGTATTGCAAGAACGACGTTAAGCTGACCTACTCCATATTCTTGCTTATGAGTAACGACTTCCCCGCAGCGGAGTTACGTTTAATTGACCTAACCATCCGTATGTTCACTGAACCTACGCTCGAGTTGGATGGGGACTTGCTTGACGAGCACCTACTCCTGATTCAGTCCACAAAGATTAAGTTGCTTGCCCATTACGATAAAGATGACTTGATGAGCAACCCAAAGTTTGCCCAGTTACTTTTTGCGAATGGCGTTGTGCCCCCGATGAAAAAGAGCCCTACTACTGGCAAAGAAACCTATGCCTTCGCTAAGACGGACGAGGGGTTCAAAGAGTTACTTGACCATGTGAACCCAGTTGTACAAACATTAGCTACCGCAAGGCTAGGCATGAAGTCTACGATTGAAGAGACACGGACAGAACGATTCATTGGTATTGCTGACAGAGGCACAATGCCCGTCCCGCTTAGATATTACGCGGCACATACTGGACGATGGGGCGGAGACGACAAACTAAACCTACAAAACCTGCCGAGGGGGTCAATGCTCAAGAGGGCGATCAGAGCCCCACAAGGCTACATGATGATTGACTCAGATTCATCACAGATTGAAGCCCGCACACTCGCATGGTTAGCGGGGCAAGACGACTTAGTAAAGGCATTTGAAGATGGCGAAGACGTATACAAAATCATGGCATCGGCTATTTATGGCAAGAGAATCGAAGAGATTACAAAGGACGAGCGCTTTGTCGGTAAAACGACGATTCTTGGAGCGGGCTACGGCATGGGGGCGACAAAGTTTCAAGCGCAACTTAAAAATTTTGGTGTTACGGTTGAGGCTGAAGAAGCACAGCGAATTATCAATACGTACCGAAATACATATCCGAAAATTACTCAACTATGGAAAGATGCGGGCTATGCGCTCAAAGCCATACTCCAAGGGCAAATGACTCAGCTAGGTCGGGGCGGTGTTTTGCAGATTCACGGCAAGCAAGGCGTATACCTACCCAACGAGTTATATATTCGATACCCCAACTTACGTATGTATCAGGCTGAGGACAGCGAGAAGGCCGAACTTGTATACGACACCAAGAAGGGCAAAGCAGTTATACCCAACCGAATCTATGGCGGTAAGTTAATCGAGAACGTCTGCCAAGCACTAGCCCGAATCATCATCGGTGAGCAAATGCTCATGGTTGCTAAGAAATATAAAGTAGTAATGACAGTGCATGATGCGATTGCACTGATTGTCCCGGAGCAGGAAGTTGCGACTGCTGTGGAATACGTAGAGTTATGTATGCGGCTACGCCCCAAGTGGGCACAAGAGTTACCTTTAAACTGTGAGGCGGGATATGGAAAAAGCTACGGCGAGTGTTAAGAAGCGTTGCCCTCATTGCGACGCGAAGATGGTTGAGTATCGGCATGTGTTCAACAAAGGTTTGGCGCATGGGTTGTACGAACTATTCTCTGCGGGCGGTGGCCCTGTTAGTTTGCGTGCTTTGCGTATCACAAGAACACAATGGACTAACTTTCAAAAGCTACGCTACTGGGGTTTGGCTAGTAGAACTAGGGTAGATGGTGAGTGGACACTAACTGCTAAGGGCTTTGCATTTATTACGCAAGGTATAGGGATACCAAAGTGGGCATGGACTTATCGTGGCGACACAGTACGATTTGAAGGTGACACATGTTTCTTCTTGTCGGTACACGAGCCGAAGTATCAGAAGAAAGCCGACTACGCAGATAGCGCAGTAGCGCACGGAGGGTAAACATGATTCTTAACCAAGGACAAATTGCGGGTGGTTTGGCAGAGGAACTGCTAGAAGTGCTACACAAGTATGACGAGACGCTATACACATCTACTGTGATTGGCGTATTAGAGTTAGTAAAGCGTCAGTTAATTGACGAAGCAATGTGGGGAGAAACAGAAGATGACTAAAGAAGATGAAATCATTGAGATGGCTAAACAAGTGGGTATTCGTGGTCCTGTAATTGACTTTCATAAAAAAGAACTTGAAACTTTTGCCAAACTGGTAGCAGAGAAAGAGCGTGAGCGATTAACTGATGCCGCAATGAAAGCGGCTGAGAAAGCAGTTGATGTAGCAGTTGCTCTTGAGCGTGAGGCGTGTGCAAAGTTGTTTGAGTTAACAGATTTGAGCGGACTTAAAAGCGATGTATGGCTTCAAAATTACACAGCAACAATACTTGATGGATACGCCAAAGCAATCAGAGCAAGGGGACAAGCATGACTAGTCGCATAGAAATAGAGTACGAATTAAAAGCAGAAGAAGATGATGACATCCAAGACTACAAGAAGCCTTGGGTTGGGTTGTCAAACGGAGAAATGATAGAACTTTCAGAAATGAAATTAGGTAGTTGGGATTTGATTCTTGAAGTTGAAGCCAAATTAAAGGATAAGAACACATGACTACTGTTTATTGGACTCCAACAACAACTCAAAGCAAAGAAGGAGAAGAGTTGTTTGAAGCAGATATTTTGTTTGGTGAACCAAAGTCTCTAGCCAAAGAAATAGCCACGGCATACAAAGACCATGTGTTTTTGCAGTGCCCCGCTACACAAGCGTTTTACAGAAATACATTTGTTATCACTGCCCCTATGAGTGGAGTAATTGATATCGGTGAAAACAAAGATGGTTCAGCTAGTATTACTCTTACTGGTTACGGATGGGACCAAACTTATTACGAAGCATTTAGCCATATCAGAGAAGATAAAACAGTAGGGCTACCCCCAACTTATTTGTTCTACGCAAAAGAATCTTTGGAGATGGAAGTATTACCTGTCTTCTTGTTGAATTCACCCTCCATAGAAAATACACATCTTCTACCCGCATCTTTTGATATTGGTAAATGGATTCGCCCTGTTGATTTTTCTTTCGTGCCCAAAGACTACAGGAAACCGATAACAATAACCCGAGGTGACCCTTTGTACTTTGTTAGGTTTAAATGCCAAGACCGCGTTGAGTTAGAGCGCGTTGCGTTTAGCAAGGATGTGCAACACATGGTTAATTCATGTGTTTCGGTAAAGAAAAGGTTGAAGAGCATAACGCTTCCTGTGCTGTACGACATGGCTAAGTCACGTATTGATTTATTTTTTAGGAGCAATCGATGACACCCGAAGACGAAGCCTTCAACGAGATTGAGCGTAGAAGTAAAGTAAAGCAAGAGATGGTGCGTGCTATGTACGAGCCACATGACTGCCCAAGATGTGCTGAACACAAAGAAGCTCGAGCCCTATGGCGCAAGTTAGCGTTAGAGTTGTGGGATAGATACAAGGATAAAAGATGAATATTGTTTGGTCGTTCAGTAGCTTAAAGACATTTCAGCAGTGCCCGCGCAAGTATCACCACACCAAGATACTTAAAGACATTGTTGAGCCTGACACAACAGCTACGTTGTACGGCAAAACTGCACATACTGTGGCAGAGGAATACATCAAGGACGGTAAACCTATACCGCCCGCGTTCGAGTATATGAAGGACACACTGGATGCCCTCAACAGAATTGAAGGAGAGAAGTTATGCGAAGTGAAACTGGGACTGACCAAGAACTTGGAGTCTTGCGAATTCAATGCACCGAATGTTTGGTGGCATGGGATAGCCGACTTGGTAGTTATCAATCGGAAGAAGGGTCTAGCGCACTCAGCGGACTACAAGACAAGCAAGAGTGCGAGATATGCGGACGTAAAGCAATTGGATTTGGTGGCCTGTGGGCTTTTCGCCAAGTTTCCGGAGATCGGGCGAGTGAAGTCTGCTTTGATCTTCACCGTATCTAAAGAGTTCGTTCGTGCCGAGCACCACAGAGAGATGCTAGATAAGTACATAGAGAAACCAGCACGAGACGTTGCAAGAATTGAGGCGGCGTTGGACAATGGAGTATGGAACCCCATACAAGGCCCGCTGTGCAAGTTCTGTGCAGTGAAATCATGCGAATACAACAGGAACTAACCATGCCATACGTGAACAAACCCCGTCCATATAAAAAAGAATACCAACAACAAGTTGCTCGAGGCGAATCCGACGAACGCTTAGAGCGTCAGCGTGCTAGAGAAAACATTGACAAGAAGAACCCTGACCGTGATAAAGATGGTCGTGCAGATGTTAGAGAAGGTAAAGATGTCGCGCATCGTATGGCACTATCAAAAGGTGGGTCAAACAAAAACGGTGTGCGCTTAGAGAGCGCATCTGTTAACCGCTCATTCAAGCGTGGGTCAAACCACAAAGTTGTATCAGAAGTAAGCACGAGAGAGCGAAAGAAAAAATGAAATTATCAGAGTATGAGTGGCCCCGTCCTCACGGGTTCACCCCGTTCGATCATCAGAAGACAACATCAGAGTTTTTAGTTAATAACCGCAAAGCGTTCTGCTTCAACGAGCAGGGCACAGGTAAAACGGCATCAGTTATATGGGCAGTTGATTACCTCATGCAGTTAGGGTTAGTGAAGCGAGTGTTAGTGATTTGCCCGCTGTCAATCATGAAGTCCGCATGGCAACAAGACTTGTTCAAGTTTGCCATTCATCGCACCGTGTCGATTGCTTATGGCTCAGCCAAAAAGCGTAAAGAGATTGTTAATGCGGGCAACGAGTTCGTCATCATCAACTTCGACGGTGTAGGCATAGTTAAAAAAGAAGTTATGGATGGTGGCTTTGACTTAGTTGTCGTAGACGAGGCGTCAGCCTACAAGAACAATAAGACTGTGCGGTGGAAAGACCTGCGTGACGTAATGAAAGTCGTCAAGGGTTTATGGATGTTGACCGGAACACCAGCGGCTCAATCTCCTGTGGATGCTTTCGGATTGGCAAAGCTAGTCAACCCAACGGCTGTGCCTATATTTGTATCGCAGTTTAAAGATTTAGTTATGGAGAAGGTTAGCGAGTATCGGTGGATACCACGCCCCGTGGCTAAGCAAATCGTGCATAAAGCTCTACAACCCGCGATCAGGTTTGAGAAGAAGGATTGCCTAGACCTACCGCCTGTGACATTCATTGACCGTGATGCCCCACTAACCCCGCAACAGTTGGTGTATTACAAAAAGCTAAAGCAAGAGATGCTGATTGAGGCCGACGGGGAAGAAATCTCCGCAGTCAATGCTGCCGTAAAAATCAACAAGCTATTACAAATCTCAGGCGGCGCGGTCTATACCGACACGGGTGAAGTCTTAGAGTTTGATGTATCAAGCCGACTCAAGGTGGTGCATGAGGTTATAGATGAGACTAGCAATAAAGTATTGGTGTTCGTACCCTTTACGCATACGATTGAATTGCTACAAAAGTATCTAACTAAGCACGGCATAACCAATGAAATTATCAATGGGAATGTCTCTGTCAATAGACGTTCCGACATAGTTACGCACTTCCAAAACAACTCGCAACCAAAGGTTCTAATCATCCAGCCTCAGGCCGCATCTCACGGACTAACCCTAACTGCCGCCGACACAATCATCTGGTACGCTCCGTGTACTAGTGTAGAAACATACCTCCAAGCCAACGCTCGCATTGACAGACCCGGTCAAGTTAATGCAATGACTATCGTCCACCTCAGTGGTAGTCAAGTTGAGCGAAGGATGTATTCCCTACTACGGGGTAACGTAGCAAACCACAGCGAGATCATTGACCTGTACAAACAAGAAATTATTTCTGAAAGTACTTGACAATGTCAAATGTTGTGATATACTGACCAACCAAAAACAAAATGGAGCTAACGATGGACGCAGAAGTTCAGGACGAAGTCACCCCCGTCCGACCCGACATATCCCTAGACAAACTTACGATGATCTACATAAAGATTCGTGATGCGCGTGACAACCTCACCGCAAAATACAAAGCCGACCACGCAGAGTTAGAAGAACAACTCGAAGTGCTCGAACAACAGATGCTAGACACTTGCAAAGAGCAAGGCGCTGATAGCATACGCACCCCACATGGCACGATCGTTCGTACAGTTAAGTCACGGTACTGGACTAACGATTGGGATTCTATGTACGCCTTCATTGAAGAAGTTGGCGACTATGGCCTGTTAGAGAAGAGACTTCATCAGACACACATGAAAGAGTTTCTTGCAGAGAATCCAGACATTTACCCGAAAGGACTTAATGTCGAAAACGAATTTACCGTGGTAGTTAGACGTTCAAAGGAAAAATGAGATGAGTGACTTAACACTTTTAAACCAAGACCTCCCAGACTTTTTGCAAACAGCAGGAGTCAGCGAGCTTACAAAACAATTAGCTGGCCGTAAAACCGCTGGCGTCAAGCGCATCGTACCGAAGAACGGAATCTTCCGTAAGACGGTTGGTGGTGAAGAGATGGGCAAGGTCAAGGGTAACCTTAATGTTATCGTTGTGAGTGCATCTCCTAAAGTTGGTCGTATCTTCTACGCTAAGCAGTGGACACCCGAGGTAGAGCCATCTGCACCAGACTGTTTCTCAAACAATGGTCAGTCACCTGATGAAAGTTCAGCGAGTCCACAAGCAGAGCGTTGCGATTCATGCCAACAAAACATCAAGGGCTCAGGCCAAGGTAACTCTAAGGCTTGCCGTTACTCACGTCGTATTGCCGTAGTGTTAGAAGAGGACTTTGGTTCTTCACTCGAGGGTGAGGTTTATCAAATGAACTTGGCATCTAAATCTTTGTTTGGTGAAAGCGTTGGCGACAACACCCACCCATTCGAGAGCTACACCAAGTATTTGGCTAACAACGGCAAGAGCTTGGACTACGTCGTTACACAGTTGAGCTTCAACGAAGACAACGACAACCAGTCTATTCTGTTCACGCCGACTCGCTTCATCAACAAGGGTGAGTACGCAGTGACTAGCAAAGTTGCGGCCAAGCCCGAAGTGCAGAAGATGGTAGTTATGACACCATACCAAGCCGACGTTGCTGGCAGACCTAAGTTAGAAGCACCTGCTCCTAAACCCGTGGTCAAAGCAATTCCTGTGACTGATGACGATGCAGTCGAGGAACCAAAGAAGCGCGAGTCTAAGAAAGCCGAAGCACCCGCACCTACAGTCAAGAAAAGTTTGGACTCTGTAGTTGCCGCTTGGACTGACGAGGAATAAGCGTGTCAGGCTACAGCTTAAATTTGATGTTGGCGAATAAATCCGCTGACGGAAAACATATAGGTGTAGCTTTGGGACGTATTTGTATAAAGACTGGCGTTAGCGTTTCTTCTATTGCGGAGAGATTCGACGTCAGTCGTCAGACGGTTTACAACTGGTTCGAAGGGCGGGTAATTCCAAACAGTCGAATGGTTGAGCCCATCAAAGAATACATCACGATTTTGAAGCACCAATAATGTTTGACCTACTCAATGCAGTGCTCCCAACGGAGGGACGGTACTGTGTATTCGGGGGTGGCACGTTTCCAGATCAAAGATTTGTAGATACTAGAGAAGAAGCTGAAGAAATAATTCAAGAGTTTGTAGGTAAGAAGATTGACGCGTTTTTCGGATGCGCTAAATTTGGACCAGCGAACGACAGGACTCACGGTAACGCTCAATACTTCCGCGCATTGTGGATGGATATTGATTGCGGCCCCACCAAGGGCGTACCTAACTCCAAAGGGATTATTGAGGGCTATCTAGATCAACAGACTGGACTAGCAGAATTACAAAAGTTTTGCAAAACCGCTGGACTGCATAGACCCATACTGGTGAACTCTGGCAACGGAATTCACGCCTACTGGTTGCTCGACCGCACGGTTACTCGTCAAGAGTGGACGCCGTTAGCTAAGCGACTAAAAGCATTGTGTAAAGAGCATGGACTAATCGTTGACCCACACGTCTTCGAAGCCTCACGTATCTTGCGCCCGATGCACTCGGCTAATTTCAAGAACAAAGATGACCCTAAATCCGTCACAGTTTGGAACGAGCACACGAAGCCTCTATCGTACGAAGCCTACAAAGAATTACTCGGTGCAGATGCGCCTGAGCAAGAACAGCCTGACTTTGTACCGAGAGCGATGAGCCCAATGATGGAAGCATTACTGGGTAACAAGGTTAAGAAGTTCAAGACAATCATGATGCTAGGCGAGAAGGGTTGCGCCCAACTCAATTACTGCTATGAGAATCAAGAAGAACTTAGCGAACCACTGTGGATGTCTGCGTTATCTATTCCCGCTTTCTGCGTAGATGGAGACAAAGCCGCCCACAAAATGTCAGAGAAGCATCCCGAGTATGACCCCGCAGAGGTTAACCAGAAACTAAAGAATATAAGAAAGAACGGTGGGCCACACCACTGCGACACATTTGAGGAGCGAAATCCCGGAGGTTGTGAGGGTTGCCCACACCGAGGTAAGTTCAAGTCACCTATTGTTTTAGGTGTGGAGATTGAGCAAGCCACCGAAGAAGATAACGAAGTTGAAGTTGAAACCAAACAAGGTGTAGTCAAGCACCAAATACCTGAGTACCCATTCCCATTTTTTCGTGGGAAAAAAGGTGGCATCTACGTCAGACCACAACAAGATGATGAAGAGGGCGAGCCAAAGCTAGTCTATGAACATGATCTGTATGTGATTAAGCGGATGCGGGACAAAGAGTTAGGAGAGATGGCGCTGTTTAGGCATCACCTACCGCACGACGGTATGAAAGAGTTTGCTATTACGACAGCAGCTATATCTTCTAAAGACGAGCTGCGCAAGCATCTTGCACAACAGGGAGTGATGGCACACCACAAGCAGTATGAAAACCTTGCTACGTATGTCGTTACATCAGTCAAAAACTTACAGTACACAAAGAAAGCAGAGCTAATGAGAACACAATTCGGATGGGTAGATGGAGACAGCAAATTTATTATGGGTGACAAAGAGATCACCAAAGACGGGACGTTCTATAGCCCGCCGTCATCAACAACAGACTTCTTCGCAGAAAAGATTCACACCAAAGGCGACATGGAGAAGTGGAAAGAAGTATTTAATCTGTATGCAAAACCGGGCATGGAGCCCCATGCGTTTGCCGCTCTTACGGCATTCGGTGCCCCATTGTTCAAGTTCACTGGCTTAAAGGGTGCAATCATTAACGTAATCTACGAGCAGGCTGGATCAGGAAAATCAACGATTCTGCGCATGTGCAACAGCGTGTACGGAATGCCGTACGAAATGATGGCGATTGAGAAAGATACGCTCAACGCCAAGATGCAACAACTGGGTGTGATGAACAACCTGCCCAACACGATTGACGAGATTACCAACATGCTACCCAAGGAGTTTTCCGACTTGGCATACGGCATCAGTCAAGGTCGAGGCAAACACCGAGTTAAAGGTTCAGAGAATGCACTGCGCGTTAACAATACTTCTTGGCAGAACATGACTCTGGCATCGGCTAACGCCAGCTTCCATGAAAAGCTACTGATGTTAAAGAACGCTCCGGATGGTGAGTCAGTGCGTCTACTAGAGTACAAGATTGAGCCTAACGACGTGATTGGTATGGCTTACGGCAAGGAGATGTTTGACCATCAACTCAACGAGAACTACGGCCACGCAGGGGAAATCTACATTACTTGGTTAGTTAACAACCTTGAAGAAGCCAAGAATACATATAAACAGATTCAAGCCAAGATTGACAAAGAAGTCCAGTTCACATCACGCGAACGTTTTTGGTCAGCCGTATGCGCCACCATCATTACTGGCGGTTTAATAGCCAAAGAACTTGGTCTGCATAACTATGACATGAAAGAAATCTATAAGTGGATGAAAAGCATGTTGTCTGAGATGCGCCTTGACGTTAAGCCACCGACAGATTCTCCAGTTACAGCCCTTGGCGAGTTTGTGAACGCTCACTTAGCAATGAACACATTGGTGGTTAACGGTGAAGTTGATGCACGGACAAACATGCAGGCAATGCCGGGTATGGAACCGCGTGGAGAGTTACTAATACGCTACGAGCCAGATACCAAACATCTATATGTAGCTGCAAAGCAGTTCAAAGAGTTCTGCGTTAAACAGCAGATCAACTACAAGAGCCTGCTTAAAACCATGACCGACCAGCAAATCCTATTGGAAACCGTCAACAAGCGTATGTCTAAGGGTATGAAGTTGTCGTCACCAGTCGTACGGACATTAAAGTTTGACGCGGGTAAGTCTGAATATCTACAACTTGATACATTGACCGCAGATGCAAATCGAGACAGTGTCGTATCAGATTGAGTGGAAGAAGTTCCGCAAAGGGTACAGCTTCTTTGTACCCTGCATAGACGAGAAGGCCGCACGGGAAGAACTAAACCGTGTGGCTAAAAGATTAAAGATGGATATTGTTACGAAAGTAGTGTTGCTAGATGGTATCAAAGGGCTTCGAGTCTGGCGAACCTAATGTAAAATCCACTTATCAGTTGTCTAGGATGTTAGCTCCATCCCTCCTTTGTCCCCGCCTAGTGCGGGGATTTTTTATGGGCGTTCTAGTCGGCCAGAGACTTCTCTTGTATTTTCTACGCGACCTTTAGCTTCTGCCGTCCTAGCCGCTTTACGAGACGGAGCAAGTGCATTACCAAGTAGAGGCATGTTCTTCTCGTTGAGTTCAAACCCACGTAAAGCCTTTGCGCGTTTCTCGGCATTACCTTCGAGCGCATCTGAAAGGTTGTCACCACTGATTTGGTACGTTGGGAACTTGCGATTGAACTCGTTCATGTCCTTCATGTAGGTGCCAAACTTCTTCATGTTTTTGTTTCTAAACTCACGATCAAGATTGTTTAGCAATGCCTGACGTTCATTGAGGATGCGTTGCTGAATACCGATCGCCTTGAAGTTTACGTATTGCGTGTTAGCCAGTAAATCAGAACGGAAGCCGACAGCTTGACCAATTATTTGACCAGTAGTAAACGCATCCTTGGACAGAATCCGAGTGCCTTTGTTGTCCTTAGCGCCTTCTTTCCAATACTCATTTGCAGTGACAAAGTTTCTAAAGCCAGCGGGCAATAGTTTTTTCACACCTTTGGCCGTGTCCCCATGCGCCAGAGCAGAAAGCCCTTCAGCCATAGACACCATCATATTCACGCCAGCACCAGACTTCTCGAGCATCATGTTCATGACCTCTTCTTTGATTGTCTTGGCTTCTTTAGTGTCTCGCAACCATAAGTTGTTGAGGCTGGTACGGCCAGAAATATCAAGCCCAGTCAATGCGTTAACAGGACCGCGCTCAAGGATGTCGGACAGCTTCTTACCACCAATTTCAGTTTCGCCAAGTTGCTTAGGCATCCAAACAGTACGGAACCAGAACTCAAAGCTCATAGACCGTAAATCCTCAGGCCAATCTTTATCTTTCAATGCTTCCCATGCCCAGCCAAGCAAGCCCATGATAGTGCTAAACATTGGTAAAGCGACATAGCCGCCGAGGATGTAAGTCGTACCTAGAGTACCAAAGAACTTCTGCACTGCCTCAACACGGGTGCGTCCGTCCATCGGCTTAATCATCTCTTTAAAGTTTTTGAGCAAGAATAGCGTTACATGCAACGGATACATCATGAACTGCGTCAGTAACTTGCCGCCCAAACCCTTCATGAATGTAGGTCGGTTGTACTCGCCATAGTTGCCCAGAGCTTCGTTGGTATCGTAGGTTGCTTGGTCTACCGCCTCTTCAAAAGATTTGCCTTCTTTTATGTTTAAGCGGAACGAGCTCATGAACATGATCTCACGAGACAAGCGCTCGGTCGAGTGCATCAGGCCACCAAGCACTAACAAGTCCACGGTACCTTTGCCAAAGTTTGTGATAGGCGAGCTTAGGTTCTCGGTAGGCGTCTTCTTATAGTCAAACACTGCGCTCGCATAAGTGGAAGTAGTCACATCACGCGCCAGCATCTCGCGTATAGCCTTGCGCTCTAACGGAGTTAAATCCTTAGCGTGTTCAATGGAAGGTGCGACCCATGATTGAGTTCCGTCTTTGTTGGTTTTGTACACGCCGTACTGCTGCCATACCTTTAGCATAGTACCCAATTCACGGGTAGCATTGAACGCGCCGTAGCGAGACAGTACAGGCAGACCAGTCTGGAAAATACTTAAGGGTTGTAGCAAAGCAGAAGATGCGCCACCCAAATAGTAGATGTAGGAAGCTTTAGTGATACCGCCAACTATGCTGGCTGCTACGCCTTCTTTAACAGGAGAAAGAGAAGAGTCAACCCGGCCCCGCATCTCAGTCACGAACGGTTGCATACTTGGTCGGTTAGCAATCGAATCCTGCGCAGCAGATATAGCATTACGCAACAGCGGAGCATACTTAATACGGGCAAGCTGAGTAGCCATCTTTGTAGATGTGTGTGCTACGTTACGCAGGAGGTCAGGACGGAATCCAGTTGTTCCCTTGCGGTGGATAAACTGCCGACGGAAACTTTGCTCAGGCATGGACTGTAGGTACACCTGATACACAGCGTCTTTCAAGCGTTCTTTGGCCTCACTGTCACCTAAACTTGCACCGTCAATCGTTACAAAGATGTCACGAAGTAACACGCTTGTATTACCAGAGGCTCTGCGCAGAGTGCTGATATCGTTACCAAAGTTGTACTCTTGGTCGCCGATTAGTTCTTCTAAGTTTTCAGCCCTACGCTTTTCAAACTCTTCAGTAGTTTCGTTGGGTTTCTTTTTAACGCGCTCGTCTGCAAATTGCTGCATCGCCTCATCGCGCTGAGCTTCCGTTTCGTACATAAAAAACTTACGGGTTTTCCCTGAGCCGATAGACAGCCAGTAATCACCTTCACGTACCAACGGAAAGTATGGGCTAATCTTTGACCCCGTCTCGTAAATTGCCCTGATTTTTTTCATCAGGTTAGCTTGCTCAGCAATCGGCAACTTGGAGTTTGTAATCTGATCGTCCAACAAACGGGACATGTACTCAGACAGGACTTCAAAATGATTCTTGATGCGCTTGTATACGCGTTGACCGTCTGTGCCAAGTTCAGCGTACATCTTGTCTAAGTTAAGACTACGTTCTTTTGCGTTGGGGTTGGACGGATCAATCTCCATCAAAGTAGACATGAACGCAATCTTGTCGAGCTTAGCCCGCAAAGTTTTGTCTGCGCGGAATGCCCGCTCAATTTCGTTTGTTAATTCACCAGCTGACCTCAACAGTTGCAGCGTCATGCCGTTCATGCGTTGAAGCAGATTAGAAACCGTCTTTAATTGCGGGACGTTGTTGCCAGCCCAATCAGCTAAGAATTCCGTAGTAGGTGCAGCTACCAAAGCTCTACGTTGCGCCGCGTTTGCTCTCTTCCATAACGCTGCTAAAGCAGGTATAACTTTACGGGGGTCCTGTGCCATCTGCAAAGCCGTTGCAGCTTTGCCAAACTCGTAGCCCTTTACGGACTCATTGAACTTTTCACCGACTACCTGAGCCTCACGCTCAATAGCCTTTTGACTTCTTACTACCTCTCCGACTTCTTGAGCTTCGTTATCAAGTCCTTCACCGATGCCGATTTGTCCAGCGTTCTGATCGCTAGGCCCAGCGATTTGGGATAGGCTGGGTCGCCACCCTTCTCTTGCTCCGCTAGTGCCTTCCACTGACTCAGTAGAGCCTTCATTTTCAATTTGCTGGTACCCACCAGCGTCTTTGAAGCGGTTTCCACGAGGTTTGAGATTTCCACTACGGAACTCCTTATCTAAAAAGTCAAAAATGTCTTTGTTCTTAGCGACATGCTTAGTTAAGTTTTTCTCGACTTGGTCTAAATCAATAGCAGGGTAGACCTTCAATAAGGTCATTACCCTCTGCATCTCACTAGCAAACTCGGCACCGTGATTGCGTGCTTTAAAGTGAGCCAATTCGTGGATCATTGTACCAATCATTGATATGGCAATTTCCTCAGGACTGCCGCGCATGTCGGTCGTCGTCGGATTGATGAACATACCCTTGAATGGGACCATGATACTAACACCGTAATACTCGTTGTCAATACTTGTACCGATTGCTTGGCTTGCTAAATCACCATATTCGCCACGGCCACCGGCTACTAGAGCACCACGAAGTAATTGGAATGTTTGGCCTATCTCAGCAAGATATTTGTCGTACCGAGCGCCAAACTTTTCACGAGCACGGTCAGAAAGAGATTCGGTTTTTATTGCCCCGTCAGCTTCCATCTGAGCTACTAACTCTTCCATCGTACCGGGTTCAGTGTATTTTTTACCGTTTTTAACAGCGACCCATGCGTTGTCTATTACTACTACATCCCAGCCCTGCTGCGTTAAAACTTTATCGTCTATCTCGAACCGAGTGTTGTCATGAATCATGACCTTCTTTGGGTTGATATCTTTCTGTGGAATAGTCAACTCATCAATGCGCACCGCAGTATTCTTCAAGTCATCGGCAGTAAGCTCCGGCAACTTTCTATTGTTGACATACAAAATTCCTTCACGAACTTCTACGCTATCTCCGGGTTTAATCAGAGTAAAAGCGTTATCAGATACTGGCGTTTTAGGTTCAAGGATTTCTGCGGTAGTCAGGCTACCGTCTAGATTGACATACTGAACTGTGCCAAAGTTTTTAATACCTGCGGCCAAATCTAGTTGGCTATAGATTGCAGTGATGTAATTAAAGATTTTTTCAAAGTCGGAATTGGCTTGTTTTGAAAATCCTTGGCGGTTTAATTCAAACGGATAGCCAGCATCTTCAGGCTTAACGTCTGGAGAAGGAGATACATCAATATAAAAATCGCGTTGAATTGCCTTACCACCAAATCCGGGACGATCTGAAATAGTTCTATCAAACTGCCATAAACCATTAGATAGTACATGGGTGTTATCACCATAATTTCTTTCTATCTTTTTAGATACATAGACACGCGCAGTGCCCCAAGCAAAATTTACATTTGCAAAAGGTGTGAAATCATCAATTGGAAAATTTTTACCAAGAGATAATTTATCTGGACCATAGCCTCTATCAAACGTAACTTCTATGTCGTCAAATAAAGGGCTTTTCCCCAACACAGGATAGTAATGAGCTGAAATGGGGAATTTAATATCCTTTTCGTCGCCACTGGAAGAGTCAACATACGTCTCAGGAATCTGAACAGTTACAGACGTGCCATGCCCATCAGGGAATATGTTTTTGTATTTTTCAATCTCTTTTGAATCAGAAGAAGTTTCAATTTTTATTTCGGGTACAACTTCTCCATTTTCCCGCATACGAGTAATAGCTGCCTGTATTGCGGGCGCAATAATTTGAATGTCTTCCGGGGAAAGAAAATCTTTTAGTTGTTCTAAAAGAGTAGCTGGGTTTGCCGCCATAGCAGCTTTTAATTCGTCGCCCGTAGTAATCAATCGAGACAGTTTGCCATCGCGTAAAGAAACAACTTCTAATTTTTTGTTCTCAAACAAGAACAACATCTTGGCAACACCAAGACCACCTGACGCACGGGATGTACCTTTTACAGTACCAGCAATCTGCAAGAACTGATTACCCATCACACTAGTGGGCATACCGAGGCCGTTGTCAGTAATGTTGATAGTCCGTTTATCTTTATCTAACTTAATTGCAACCTTACCGTTTTTAACCTGACCGTTTTCAATAGCTTCTTTAATAGCATCAAAAGAGTTTTGAAACAGCTCTTTGACCGATACCGTAGTAATGTCTTCGGGTGTGCCATATAACTTAGTACCAAGCATTTTTGCAAGACGTTGGACGTTAGCACTTGGTTTAGCACTTACTGTTTCTCCACTGATAGAAAACGTACTGTCAGCTTCCGTATCCTTACCTTTGCCAAATCCAAACATGCTACTGACGGACTGGCCGTTTATTTGAACTCCGGGGACACGCGCTTTCAAAATGTTGTCGGTTGCGACAATGAGGTCGGTCAGTGCGTTGATGTCGGTATCTTTCATACCAAGCAGATCACGCAGTGCAGAAACAAACCGAGTAAAGAATGGCATGTCTGCCTCGTAGCCGTGCGCTTGCATCAAGAAGTTCTGCATCTGTGGGTCGGTTAAACCATAGGACACAAACTCACGGGGGTCGTTGAAGATGTCTCCGTCATAGCGAAGCGCAACCATATCCATCGACAACTTCTTCTGCTTAGCTAGGTCTTCGTATGTACGAGCCGCACTGTTCATGATGCGGATTAAATCTTGCGCTGCTCTAACTGCCGGAGTGTTTAGGTAGACACCCTTTTTGATGTACTCAAATGCAATAGCCAACTTGCGGTTAGTCGCAGCGTGCAAGAGTTCATGCAAGATAGTGATGTTGTTGATACCTTGAGAATTGCCAAATGACGCGCCACGCACATAGATAACGCGGTCACCTGTCTTGTAGTTCTCAATATAGAGCGCAATCGAACGATCCCATGCCTTAGCATTTCTAGGAGTCTTGAGTTGCTCAGGTATTTCTTGACCTTCTTCCAGTACAACAAACTTAACACCCTGCACAAAACTGCGAAGGCGCTTAGCCAACCGAGCTTGGAATGGCGAGCCTGTCTTGATGACATGCGTTACAGCTTGAGCGCCAGTTGTGAACTTACTTATTCTTTCGTCGGCGGGTTCTTTGTTGATTGTTGAAGATGCACCAGTTTCCTCTTCACCAGATTCTTGAGCGGTTAAGCTTTCTTCTTGAGCGGCTAAGTTGGCTTGTACGGCTGAAACTTCGCGTGCGTTGGCTTCTAAAAACTTTTTGATGCGCTTGCCTTCTGCTGAACCGGCCAACCCAGCATCGCGTAGCTCTTGTTGGTTTTTAAGTAGCTTTGTAACTTCAGTAGTTATCTTTGCACGCGCAGCAGCCTCATTAGTTTTACCTTCGGCTAACTGCTTAGGCAGTTCCTCAAATAGTTTTGTAATACTAGTAAGCGCACGGCGTGCTCTGCCAATCAAAGCATCGGTGGCTTTCTTCTCTACCGCCTTCTTTTCTTTTTCTTCTGCGGCTAACCGAGGACCTTTTGGCCCACGCTTTTTAGCTGGGACTACTTGCGCAGTGGCGGCAATCTCTGGAGTAACTCTAAACTCAGCGCCTTTTGCTACTGCCCCAACAGATTCGTACTTACTTAAGTCTGCAGTTGGCACATCCACATAGGATAGATCGCCGCCATATGACTCATTAAATGGGAGCGCAATACCGACTAAAGAATTAGTAAACGATGGGTTTTGACCAACTTCACCGGGACGGTTACCACGCCACAAACGAGTCATACCCTCAGGTACAGACGGCACAGCCTTGTTAATGTTGTCGGCTTTTTTAATCAGCGAACGAATACGGGGTGTATCTAGGTAATCTTGCCCTTCGTAACTTACTGTAGCGGGCTTTGGAGTTTCTCTTCCATTAGCGCTAGTAGCATCCGGTTTAGTAGGAACCACTCTAGGTCGTTCACCTCCTCCAACTCCTGTGGCGGTGGGTTCTTTATTGGTTGCGCCAGCCACTTTAGCGCTTGTTCCACTTGGGGCTGCGTTAGGTTGTCCAACATTTGTTTCTCCTTTAGCTTCACTTTCGGCAAGCGCATCGGCTTCATCTTCGTCTTGTATTTGAGTTTTTGCTGTATCAATAGCTTCTTGAGCGTCTTGCACATAGCCTTCTGACAGTAACTCCTGCGCTCTGGCTCTGATTCTGTCGTCTTGTGGTTTAGCTGCAAGTTTGGCGGTGTCGCGCTTTTGTTGTTGCTCTTGCGCAGTAATCCTAGCCTCAGCCATACGACGTGCGTCTTCATCAGGGACGCCTTGTGTCTCGGCAATCTCTGTGGCTAACTGAGCAATCGTAGCTTCCCTTGCTTCTGGTGCTACGGCAAGTGGTGCTGGCTGTTGTAAGTCTGTGCTTGGGCGCACTTCTCCTAATTCACCTAGGCTAGTATCAGGTGGCGCGGCTTGTTCTTGTTGCTGTTCTTCTTGTTGTCGCTGGCGCTGTTGCTGATCTTGCGGAGTCAAGAATCCTTTTTGCCTAGCAATTAGTTCAGACAAGCCTTCGTAACTTGAGTCACGTTGATATGCGCCTTCACGGGGGGCACCAATCTTAGATAGTGCTTCACCTGCTTTTTGAGCGCCTTTAGTAAGGGCAACAGTTCCGCCAGCAGTAACACCCGCCTGTAACACTGTTTGGCGTACAGTTTCTTCCATCTGTTTGTAGAAGTCGGCAAGGCTTGGGTTCTTATTGAGGCCAATCTTGGGGGCCATATCAGTAAGGTATTGCGTAGCAGTGGTAGCTAATTCAGGTGGAATTTCTGTAGCAATAGCTCTGGCTAAATACTTTGGAACACTATCTACACCATACTTAGCAATGTGCGCTTTCAACCCTGCAAGGGCTTTAGTCATACCGAAACGCTCAAAGAACACCTCGGCAGTAGCCATAGCCACTGCTCGCGTAGCGGCAGCTTGACCAGATAAACCAGCGGAACGGCCTTCGCTATAAGAGTCGCCAAATTGTTGGATGGCTGCTTGGGCTAATAAAGGCGCTGAGCCTCCAGTCATTGCAGTCATGGCTATGAATGGCGCTTGGGAAGCCAAACTAGTCATCGCTCCCTGAGCCGACTTCTCAAAAATACTCTTACCCTGTGGGATAGCACCTTCACGAGCATCCTCAATGCGGCGTGCACCCATCAAGTCTTTACTGAACTGTTTGTCGCCAGTTAAGTCAGCGTAAGCACTTAATAAACCTAGACCCGATTTTGTATATTGTGAACGAACTCCAGCACCAACTCGGTCCAAGAAGTCGGCGTTTTCAAGTTCTTTAGCGCGTTCCGCAGCATAAAACCCAGCTTTTTCTCCAACCACATCGCGTGTCATTTGCTGGTAATCGCGCTTTAAATTTCCTGTAGACTGCCCCATAGCATCGCGGGTGGCGTCTTCTTCCGATCTACCTTGCTCCATAAAGCGCTGTTTCTGCGCTTCAAGTCGAGGATCAAATTTAGACAGAGTAGGGCTTACATTTTTATCAAGCGCTTCATACCTACCAGCGACTACTTTAGCCGCGCGGCCATAAACAGTGGGAGATTCGGCTAGTTTTGCTAATGCTCCAGCGCGTTCTTCTGCGGGCAGTGCATTAAGGTGTGCTTCTACTGCGCTAACAAACTGAGGGTTTAAAAGTTTATCTTCCGTAGAGGCAATAGGTGGAAGCGGCGTTTTTTCTAAGACACTTTGTTCTTTTTCTTTTTTAATTTTTAGGTAATCTTCGGCAGTAATAGGCGCACGAATACCGCTATTGTCGCGGGATAGCATTGATGAAAACGAATCATCCTTAGCCAACGCAGATGAAAGCCCTAATTTTCTTTCGGCGGGCGCTGGTTTTTCCTCAGCAGGGGCAGATTGTTTTTCTAGATAACCTAATATCTTGGCTTTAGCCGCAGCAGGGTCTTCGGTAGCCATTTCATACTGCTGGCCTTTGTACTCATAAATAGGCATGGCGCGCCTTATCGTTGGTTATCGAGATTGATTATGTTAGAACCTCCACCGCCACCACCCGGTTTTGTTGGGTTTGTAGCAGTTTGACGACTCCGTATATTAGCAGCAAGTGCGTCTTCTGCTTTAGCCATGCCTTGAGTATCTCCGTTTTCGTACGCCCTTGTCCAATCTGGATCAGAAAACTTAGAACTCTTAACTACTTTCTCAACCTCAGTGTCCGAAGTTGCAGAGGTACGGAATGTATCAACCGCAGCTTTAAGTTGCGGATCGTTCTTAATTTGTGTTGCAGTTTTGGCAACAGCAGCAGCTTTAATACGAGCCTCAAACGCTTTCGGTGATTCGCCTTCTTTTGGTTTCTCTCTGTTCAACATGTCTTCAATGTTGAATTTAAGCGCAGCTTCGTTGAACTTAGGTTCTTTGCCAGCCCCGCCAGCCCCACCTGTGCCAGTCGGTTTAACAGTAGACGCCATACGAGCCGCCAAGTTAGCGACGTCCATAGCCTTCTTACCGCGAGCGGCTTCTGCGGCATCATTAGATTTGCGTGCTGCGTCTGCTGCGGTACGGGCTTGAGTAAATGCGCCAATGTTTTCTTTGCGCTCTGCGTCGGCCAAGTTAATTCTCATGCCAATCATTGAGCGTTGGAGGTCTTGGTCGGCTTTAAGGATAGGTGCATAAGCATCGGCAAACTCTCCGCTGGCTTCGCCTACGCCACGCAAGAAATTGTTACCTTTTAACATACCACGTGCCGCCCTTAAAGCGCTTAGACCTTTACCTTGTGATAAGTTTTCTTTACCTTGCTCACCCAGTTTGGTAACTAAATCACCAATGTTGCCGTAGGAACTTGGCCCTGCGGCTTCTCTATACAACGCCATTTCTTTTTTTGTACGGGTATCGTATTCGTCATCAGTCATGTATTTGGGTCTTTGCCCAGCCACATTTGCAAGGAGTTGTGGGTATATGTTAGTAAGTGCAGCGTACTGAGTTGGATTACCTCTAGATGGCAACAACGCACCGAGCCCTTGGGAAGAATCAACAAGTGAGCCTTCTTCACCATCAAAAGCCAATATGCCACCCTTAGCAGCGTTCACAACACCATCGGCCATTTGCTGTGGCATAGCGCCAGCGATACCATTTTGTATAGATTTGTTTGTTTCTTGCCCTTGTACTTTTTCTATCTGTTGAGCAATCAACATGGCCATTTGCTTGTCACCACGCGCTTGTGCATTTTGAAATGCGTCTTGTAGTTGTTTCAAGCTGAGCGTACCAATAATATCTTCGGTGTTATCCGAACTTGTTACTGAGTCATCATGAGCGCCGTTATAGCGTTTAACTTCTCCACCATCGGCGTACCCGTAAACTGAACCGCCGTCAGCTTTGTTTAATTGGTTAAGTCCATACGCAGTCAAGCCCAAAGAACCCGCAGCTTGCAGCCCAGTAGGAGGAGCCTGATACATCTGCGTAGTAGATTGCTGACCCAGTGGTAAACCACGAATCATGTCGGACATGAAGCCCAACTGTTTGTATGGATAGTTCTGTTGGTTGGTAAAATCTTGGTACGCAGTATCCAAACCTTTTTGTGCTTGGGCTTGTTGTTGCGCGCCGTATCCAGCTTGCAACTGATTGATACCCATTTCTTGACCGTACTGGTTTTGACCTAATTGGCCTAAATTGGACGATGCTTGGTTCATCAAACCAAAACCTGCAAGTTGATTCTGCAAATTCTGGTTGTATTGCTGTTGAGCGTTATTGAATGCAGTGTTGTAGCCTTGACCGACAATTTGGTTTAGACCCGTATTACGATTACGTTCATTCTCCGCAGCCATGATTGCTTCACGGGAACCGCCAAACGCACCGGCTTGCGTAGCTGCGCTCTGCTGTTTAGTAGCACCAATATCATACGCACGATTAGCCTCCGCTAACTGAGGAGCCAAGGACATTTGCAAGTAGGGGTTCATGTACCCACCGACTTGGTTTTGGAATCCGTAAGGGTTAGCCTGACCTGCAACACCTAAACCACCAATGCCAGCCATAGTCGCGCCAGCAGTAGCCTCACCTGTTTGTGGGGCAACTGTCATGCCTTGGGCGTTCTGCATAGCCTGCTGCTGCATTGGGGAAAACCCTGCAATACGTGCTTGGTCGTATTGTTGATAGGGGTTTTGGGTGACGTCGGTTAACGCCTGACCTTTAGCCAGTATGTCTTTAGCATACGGTTTCGCCCATTCGGGCAGTTCTGTACTAGCCTTTTGTTCTGCGGCTGGTTGTTGGCTGTTACCTAAATCAGGCATGGTTATGCTCCTGTAAGAAATCCGCGAAATCTTCGTGCGCCAGTACAGTACGGGCTTCTAGTGAGATTTCACGCATGTGGCTAAAGCCACCCATTAAGAATGCGACTGAGCCATATAGCTCAACGCCCATTTGTTTTAACCACCACGCAGCTTGAAGATCACGTTTGACAGGAGATTTCTGCAAGTCGTTTGAGTCTAACCAAGCGTTTATACAAGTCATCATTATGGGCAACAAGTACCCTTTGTTACGTTCAAAGAACGGATTCTGAGGCATAAAGAACATTAGGTTTAGGAACACTCGATTTATGTCGTCACCCTTAACATCTTTGTCCTTATCTACAAGATCGTCCCAAATCTCAACCGCATCCATAACGGTGCTTAGGAATACCAAAGCGTTGCTATCCCCGCAACAAGCTCTTTCACGTAGCTCGTTTCGTTTCTCCACCCATTCTGGGGCTAAGCGGTTGTCGCTCATGCAGGTAAATATTTAGAAGAACGGCTGTTATGTGCAACCTTATCTTTACCTACTGTCTTCTTACGTGCTGACTGGATTCTGTCCATCATTGCGTATAGCTTACGAGCACCAGCTTCAGTGGAGCCATTGCCCAACTCAGAAACAATACGGGCTGGAACTACGAATTCACCGTCGGCTAAACGAGCGGGTTGCTTTTTGCCAATCACAGCAGGTATCGAATCAGATACGCCATCCCCCGGCCCGCGAAGTAAGCGCCCGCCATCAGAATAACCACCCAAGTTATAGTGCGCATCGGAGAGTCCTCCTGTTGCCTGCTGTTGAACATACTGCTGATCGTCAGGGTTGTAAGCGTATTTAAGCCCGGGGTTTGCGTCTTGTTGTTTTGTTCTTAACCCGCGAAGCAACGAGCCTAAAGGACCAACAGGTTGATCATCAGGTACGTCAAAATCTGAACGTCCAATACCACCCCCAGCCAACCGAGTGCCCTGCATGTTAGGTTCACCAGACATAGCGTCCACAGTGCCGCCACCAGACGGAGCCATGCTTTGCATCATATTAGTAGAGCGGGGGTCTTGATAGGGCGTAGCAAAAGACGATGTAGTCATGTTTGCCATTGGGTACATGGTATTTGCACCTAACGTGGCTTGGTTAGACATCTGCTCAACAGGTCCACCACCAGCAAAATGGTAGAGGTCTTTAGCCGCAGAAGCAGAAATTGGGGAGTACGAAGGGCTGAAATACTTTTGTTGACGACCGTAATTACCACTTCCGTATAACATTTGATCGTACGAAGGTACGTCAGGGGCAGGTAATGGGTTTGTTTTGTCCGCGCTGTATGAATACCGCTGACCCATATCTTTGTCTGGTGCGGCTGGCGCTGCGGGATCTTTTTTCATACCGTAGGCTACGCTTCCAAGAGCAGCAACGGAAGTTTTGGGGTTTGCAGAAATAAAATCACCTGCGTTACTAAACGATGCACCGCTTCTAATAGCTGAAGCACGATCGGCGGCGTTCATGTCTGCAAAAGATGATGGTGTTGCCGTCGGTGTCGGTGTGGGAGAACTTAACCCCATGCCATCAATGTTATATTGTGGCCCACCCGCTGCTTGTACTGCTTGAGCCGGTTGGATACCTGCTGTCGGGTTTGTTGCCCCAAATGATTCTGCGGGAGTCATCGTAAGCCCATTGACCCCACCTTGCGTAGCAGCATTAAAAGCTTGAGTAGAACTTGCAAGAGGCGTTGCCCCCGCCGCCACGTTTCCAGTTGTTGCTGCTATAGAAGGTACAGCACTTTGTTGAGCGGCAATATTAGCGGCGGAACGTGCGGCTTCTGTAGCCTCTAGCCCCTGAGCAGCCGATGCCCCTGCGTTTGTTGCATTTACTCCCACTTGCGAAGCACCGGCAGCACCAGCCGAACCAGCCAGACCAGCGCCACCATAAGCGCCGAGGCCAGCCATAATGCCTTGCTTCAAACTACCTGTACGCGCTGTTTGCAGTGCGCCAACAATACCAGCGGCTCCCCATGCTTGCATACCGGGAATCATCATTAGGCCCGCGCCAGCAACCATAGGCAAAATAGCGGAAAGGAATCCCGCTTCAGGAAGTCCAGTTTGCGGATTGATAGTTAAAGACCCACCATGAGCCATAGCAATTTTTTGAAGGCTGGCTACTTCGCCTTTGTCCATATGGACGAGCATCTTGTCTTTGCCACGACCGTGGGATGCTAAATGTTTGGCAGCAAGTTGTAGGCTCATTTTTGCCTCGTAGATGGGGGGTTAATCGAGTTTATCATGCCTTAATCCTTAATGGGTAACTTGTTGCTACACCACCAGACGTATCGTAGTAAATATCACCTGAGCGCAAAAGAGCAAAATCTGCGTCTGTCGGCAAACTAATAACAGAGACTCCAGCGTTGTTTGGCTCGGTACAACTTAAAGCTGAGATTACTACAGCAGGCGTAGACCCAATTGCGGGTCGTCTTTGTGTTGATGCAAGTATTGGTCCGGGGTTATCTAAGCCATTAAAGTATTGACGCAAAATACTAGTAAGTGCATCCATATATACGCGGTCGTATTCAACAGGAGCGGCTGGGAGTCGTGGAGCTATTACACCTTTATTTGCCATGCTTATCTCCTACCATCTGGGCGAACATCAATACGTGGAGCGCCTAACTGCCACTGCGTACCAAGGTCTGATGAAGAAATCTTAAATGCCATCTGACGTCCACGAATCCGCACATAGACCTGTTGGGTAAATTGCTGGACGTTATATGTTGTTGTACTGGCGTAAGACTGCGCGCTGTTTACAAAGGGATTATCTGAAGAACCGTAATTTGCTCCGGGGTTTTGACGCGGTCTTACTGTAAAGTTAGTGGAGGGCGCTGCTGAGGTGGAGCCATCAAAAGTGATGTCGGGAATAAGTCTCCAAACAAAACCAAAATTATGACCGTCACCAATATCAAAATCCGAGGATTGAACATAGGCATCAATAGCAGTGGGCGTGCTAGTCTCGTTGTTGTCCACAGTAGTTTCATGGTACACAACAGCACCATTTGTGTAAGCACCACTAGCGTTATATCCAATAGCCGCCATAGGTTCGGCACGTAATGGGCTATCCAACCAAGCAGTACGTGGGCGCACAGTTGTGCCGTTAAATGTGCCGTAGTACCAAGTGCGCTCAAGGTGGTTATAGATTACATAGCGGTCTATCAAACTATTGGGTGTACCCGCTGTCCCTGTCCCATTACCACCATCAGAAGTGGTTCCTGTAATAGACGGGTAGAACCACCAGATTTCGTTGTAACCTTCATTAGTTCCGCAATGCACTTGGAACGCTTCTGTCAAGTTAATGTTGCCATAGATGTACTGACGTAACGCGCAAGGTAGTGTTTCCACGCGACCAGAGTACATATAGAACTTATCTGTCCCCATCCAATAAGTGACGTTGTTAACCACTTGCATTGCATTAGGGCTAACAATAGAAATGTTGTCGGCAAGAATTTGACTACCCCAAACATATGGAGCGCCTAGATATTGGAATGAGTAGATAGCCGCATCAGTTACTACCAATATTTCTTGGCGTGTTTGTATTGCAGTAACAATAGTAGAACCGTGGCTTAGACGGATACCACCTGCTTGGTTGGTAATAGACGGAGTCCATGTAACAAGCGTGTTTTGGTCAGACCAGCGAACTTGCAAAGGGTCTTGGGCTACCGTCGCATACACACCCGTTGGGTCGTTACAACCAAAAGCAAAAGTGAAACGTGAAGCATCAGATACCAACACAAAGTTAGCAACGGATGGGCAGGTTGTATCAGGTGTAAACGAACCAGATTTTGTAACTATAGCCGTACTTGCTTTAACAATTTGTCCACGGTCATAGACGTTAGGGCTTCCGTTATTTGCCCAGTAGTACATAGCGCCGCCACGCGGGTTAAACACTAAGTCTTCGCCGTAGTTAGACTGACTCCATAAACGCAACTGAATACCCACAGAAAGACCCGCTGGTGCAGCTAGTCCCCATCCTGATGCAGTAGAAGGAAACTGAGAAACTAATTCACCACTAGCATGGGCAGATGCTGGCGTATTGCTTACGCCACGGGTAATAGTTCCAGCAAGCGTGCTTCCGCTAACCGTTGTGTATGTAATAGTTTCAATTCCAATAAACACAACTCCGCCAGCGCCCGTGATGGTTGTAGAGGCTACCGCAGTGGTTGTATTAGTATTCCAAATAGAACCCGTACCTGTACCAGACACGTTAGAAAGAATGTATGTACCTGCGGCAACACCTGTGCCAGTAACAACCATGCCAACGTAAATAGTTCCAGAGGCAAGTGTTCCGACAGTCAACACACCCGTAGCCGAGATGGTAGAAGTCGTCATGGACGCTGCACCATTGTTAAAACTTGTAGTAGATGCAAGCGTGATTGCAGTTGTTGAACTAGCAGTAACTGCCGTACCACCATTTATCGTAGATGAAGCCGAAGGTCCGCTAGAGCCACCCCAACCGCCAACACCCCAACCCGTACCATAAGTAAAAGTTGTATTACCCGTAGTTAATTGATAATTAAATGTAGCGGTAACAGCAGATGTGCTACCGGATGTTGCCGCACTCTTTGCAGTGACTGTGTACTGGCTAGAACTTACATAGGTAACAATTTGAAACTCACCAGTTAAATCGGTAGCGGGTATGCCATTAACAGTACCAGACACACTAGTGATGTTTACAAAATCCCCTACCTGCGCCCCATGTCCGGGGTCATTAACTATGACACTTGTTGAAGCATTTGTTGTAGTAAAAGCGTTGGCTACGCCTGTACTTGTTAAACGTATAGGAGTTACGTCGTTATACGCACCGCCAGAAGAGTTTTGGATGTAATACTTGAGGTTAGTTCCTACTGCCAAAAGGTTGTAGCCAGTCAGGTTAATCCAATTCCACATAGCCTTAGCAATACCCCAATACGAGCCAGTACTAGACGTTACAGTAGCGGCAGTCGTAAGCCCGCTAGTAGATATAAGGGTTGTAACGGGTTCTGTTGTAGCAATCGAACCGCCGTCACGTTGCCAACCACCAATCTTCTCTGGGTAGCCAGAACGGAAACGAATTTTGTCGCAGTCAAACCAACCGCCCTCGTTAGATAGGGTAGTGCCTTCGCGGTTAACGCCGGGTCTAAACTGTAGTTTTTGTAATGGCATTTCTATTCCTATGACAAGAAAAGGGCACGCTCATCGTTGCGTCGCGTCACTAACCCTTTTAACACTTTTCCGCCTGCCTTAGTGTATTTCAAGAACTCGTCTGCCGCACCTTCAATATCGCCGCGAAGAACCTTTTGACGGAGGGTTGAGCGCTGTAGTGTTCCCAAACCAACATTAAAGCTAAAAGATACAAGACCATCGAAGTTGCCTTGGGTAAGTTGAACTGGGCATAGAGTTGATACACCCCGCTCAAACCTAGCCAAATCTGCTCTAAGAATTGCATCAACTTCCTCCATCGAGTACACGCGGTTATCTTCTGGTAGCAACTGTATTGCCGCCCTTTGGTCTACAGGCAACCTAGCCTGTGAGTCATACATTAAATGACCAACGCCCACTGTCCAGAGGTACACCGAGTCCCGATAAGGCTTCTGCCTCACCCCCTCATGGTGCTTTATATCCTCAATACAAAGGGCGCTTATTTTCATTTCTTGCCAAATGCTTGTGTACCAAACCAGAACGACACCACAGATGCCCAGATGATCTGAGTCTCGTTATCCCATAGCAGGTCTAGCGCCACATCAAACGGCACTTCCTTGTGATAAGCAAACCAGAAACCAAATATTTCCACAAAGGCAAACAGAATAAACATTCCATAAGTTATGGCGGGGCGCACCATAGCACGGGCATTGATTACCCACAAACTGGCTCCTTGACCAATAGCAATGTCGTGGGCATACAGGGCTTGGCGCTCTTGCATAGCAGTCTGCGCGTTGGTTACTTCAGCGTTAATCTGTATCTGCTCTGTTTGGATATGCTCAATACGTTCTTGCGCTTCTAAACCAGCTTTACGTAAAGTTAGTTCCCTCTCCGTCTGCATGGCGGCAAGGGCAATTTCATGCTTCTTATCAGCACGGTCTTGGAAGAAGTCCATCAGTTTCGGTAACCCACCCATCAGGAAAGACAGTAGGGTTGAGAATAGTGTCATCATTTTGATTCCTTTAGTTCACGTTTAAGTTTGCGCAACTCTTTCATTTCTTGTTTGAGTTGTGCTCGCATGTATAGGGTTTCTACGTATGCCATTGAAGTAACTCCTACCACAATACATATTGCGACTCCAATCAAAACCCAGTAGACCAGCTTCGTAGTTGCCACATCATCCATCCAAAAAACAAAGATATAAACACAACTGCGACTCCACTACTTACCAACCCAATAAATTCAATCTCGTCCTGCTCTTGCTTCCACCTTGCCATCCTAGCCCTGCGAATCATTTCTGCCCTAGCCCACTCCTGCTCACGTTCAATCTTGCCGTGCATCACCAGAAATCTGCTGTACAAATCTTTTAGTTCTGGCGGGGCGTAGACCATTGCCTCTCTGGTCTGCTCCATCAACTTCTCCATCTGCAACTCAATCAAAGCACGCTCAATAGCCTTTTTGCTGGTGTTCTGCGCTGGGTCGTAGTTGGTTTTGCTTGTCTCTTCAAGTTCTGCGTAGTAGTTGCTTATCTCTTGTTGTGTGTCAAAAAGGACGCCGAGGTTTGCCCCAATCTCGCTGATAAGTTTGAGTTCAAGTTCCTCGTAGGACTGTTGCTGTTTGGTTGCTGGCTTGGCTTTCTTTTGCGCCACAGGCTTGGGCGTCTCGGCGGCTGGTTTACTAACAAATAGACCAATGAACCAATCAAAAATTCCTTTGATTGCCTTGACATCTCCGATGACCTGCTCTGCCGTCTTCTTTGCGCCCTCAAGTTCCATGCGGCCTTCATGCAGGAAAGCGCACCCCTGCTTGATGAAA